TTTAGATTTGTCATCACAAGAAACACAAATAGATACAACTAATATCACATCTGAAAAAGGTGTTTATAGTGTATTTGTAAGACATTCTATGTCTTGTACAGTAACTGGAATCGCATTAGCTGGAGATAAGGCTTTAGAAACTGTAATTAAGCCAGTTGGTATGTTTTCTAGCACTTTGTTTGGCAGAGATATATATGCTGTAATAACTTTGCCAGATGGAGAAAGATATGCAGGAGTTGCTAAAATAGGATCTATGTCTTTACCCGCCAGTCAAAACGAAGTAAAAAGATTTTCATTTACTTTAATTTATCAAGGTGAAATACTAGAATGGAATCCACCTTATAGTTTTGACGATTACAGTTAATAACAAAATGAAGATTTTAACCGACCCTTCCCAAAAACTAGCTGTATTGGTAAATTGCACAAAATATGCAGATAAATTACTTTGCGGTGCTGCTATTTTCCAAGGGGGACTTAGTGGCACTATTGCAGTAAGCGACCAGTATAATACTTTTTTAATTAAAATACCTGAGTCAGTTGGTAAATCTGCTACAAAAGAATGTTATGCTGATGAAAGTGATTCTTTGGAGTTTGAACTATGCGCCCGTTAATTCCCGTCTCTAAAAAAAATCAAGAAATAGTAGAAGTAGGGGGCTTGTATTTCCTTAAAAAATATGGTGTTACAATTGGTGAAAGAACTAAACTTAAAAGCGCTGAAGACAAAAGACAGTTAGTAGCTGTTACAGTACAGCAGTTAATTCAAAAAATTGCCAAGCAAAAAAACATTACGCTAAATGCAGCGCAAGAGATATTAGCTCCTACAGGTAAAGGCGACACCACTGTAGATAACACTGATGTTTTAATTGAGTATGCAGAAGACTTAGCTAGAATTAGTAGTTCTTCTAGTGATATACAAATTAACATGGATGTCACTGTAGCTACTATTATGATTCAAAAAAGAGTTGTATATCCAGTTAAGGTGACAAAAGCAGCGTCATTTAATGACAAAATTTTATATATAGAAAAATCTGAGTTAATGTTAACGGATAAAATGTCAATCCGTTTTGGTACTGCGCCTAATTTTGTTTATGCAGTTGTAGATGCAAATCATCAACCAAATTCTGACAAGATTAAAGTAGCTCCGTTGGCTGGCAATATTAATGAAGATAGCGTAGGCTTTGTGTATGACAAAAATGAGCAACTAATTGTTGGTGCTGAATGGTCAGAAGAAGACACCATGAATTTAGATGAAGAATTAGTTAAAGCTATTTATGACTTCTACACTGGTGAATCCACTAAATGGCAAGAAGTAGAATTACCAACTGAGTCTAGGGGGGAGAATCTGGAGGAACCCAGGTTTCCCGAATTGACTGGGAGGAGATCTACTGGAGAATCCAGTCCTACCGAATAAACGACAAACGGTTTACTGACTGGGAAACTTTCCTGGAGCAGTTTGATTATGTGGCTTTTGAGTGCATTAACCACATGGAAAAACTACGCCAGGAACAAGCTAATATAGACGGAAGAATTCACGCAATTGGATGGTCTGGCTTATTTAACGCATTTAGCAGTGATAAAAACAGCACTCCAATTAAGTTTACTGAGCTACTTCCGTTCCCAGACCAAGTTAAAGAACAAAAGCGAAATAGAGTAAGCGATAAAACCAGAATTATTATTAATGAAGCCATCAAAAAACGAGAACTACCAATACAAACTTTAACTGCGTTAGCAATGTTGCTGGAACTGTGATCTCTTTTTGATAGCATCTTTCCTTAACTTCTGGTAATTTTTCTTTAATTTACTCCTAAATTCTTGAGTGTTATGATTTTTCCATACTGGGTTGTCTTTACTAACAACCCAGTTATCAGAAGAATGGCATATATACTCATGACAAGTTTTACAAACCGGAAATATGTTGTCACCAAATCTATCGCCAGACCTCCTGTAGGCAGCGTGGTGTATTTCAGCTGATTTATTTACACAACAACAACAACAAATATTGCCAGTGCGTAAATGAGCTTGATGCACTACCTTTTTGTAATCCGCTATGTTGCCGTATCTTTGCTTGTAGTCATCCATAAACCCTGCCGCAAATACTAAGTTAACTGTATACCCAAATCTTGCATCTGACTATTAGATAAATATTGATAAGCAGTGCTAGGATATATCTGATTTTGCATCAACTGCTTCCTAGTAATAGGTTTATCAAAAAAAGTAAAAGATAATATTTTAATGCCTGTTCCCTTAGTCTTTAGCCGTAGCATTGTGTTTATTTCATTAATTGAACTGCAAACTTCATTACAGTAATGCCATTCTTCTTTTGATTTTATGCCAGCCATTTGCCCTGTAAACCATCCGACTATACCTCCACTAGTTTTACTAGACTGATAAACCAACCCTATCTCGCAATACCTGGGACACAACGGCCTTAGTATTATGTTTTTAGAATTGCTAGATATTAACTTTATCTCCTTCTCTGTTAAAGTAATTAACAACACAGAAGAAAACTGGTTATCAGGTAAAAACTCCGTAGTGCGTCTTATGTCAAAAGTAGATAAATATTGCAACGCTAAAGCAGGAGTTGAAGATTCTAGTAAATTCCAGCATTGTTGAATTACGTCAATAACTACGTTTTTTTTGTCTATAAGCTTTTGTATTTCAACCGCTACAGCAAACGCGTTTTTATCCTCAAAACAAATCAAAGCAGATGCAGGGTTAAACTCCCAAATACGCCAAAGCAACTCAGGCGCATTGTGTTTACTCAACAAAAGACCAACATCTTCTGCTATTTTATTTTTGCGCTGGTTGGATAACACCACGCTAAATTCATCACTAGACTCTAAGCTAAAATACAATTCCTGTAATCCTTTAGTCATATCATCATACTATTAGTGGACACAAAAATTATAATGTATTTTGATTACAATAAGCTAGTAAAACTACAAAATTTAAGATTTTGTATACAATACTTTTATCTTAATCAACTCTTTATCTTGCTGTAACATTCTTAATCTTGAACAAACCACTTGCTGTGGATACTCGTTAAAATATGCTACAATTTCATAAAAAGTTTTGGGCGTTTCGAGGAACTGTATAATTAAATTATCTAAATCAGTGTAATTCATGTTTTTTAGTGTAATGACAATAAAATTATAGCATTGACACTAAATTATTTTCCATAAGTAATGACAGTTTTTGTGATAACATAAATTTTACACAATGACAAATAACACAATTTAGCCGTATCTAAAAATAAATCTTGAATTACTTTAAAAAACAAAGCTACTCCAGCTACCACAAAGATTAATCGGTCAATAAAAGTAATTAATTTTTCAGAGTTTCTACATATTTGATAAACAACTTTATACTGACTATCCGTAGCATGTATAACTATAAGATTAACATTCTTTATTTTAATTCTAATATAATCTAAAATTTGAGACTCATAATCTATCATTTTTTCGCACACAGAAGATTTGCAACTAATAAAAACATCTGTTTGATTATCTTTTTGATAATCTACACAGGATATAGTACAATTATTTAATATACTGACAACAGTCTTTAAGTCTTGCATTAGTAAAATCCTTTACAGTTTTTTAAAAACCATAATTTTACTTTAACTTGTTTTGCTTTTAACTTGTTTTATATGCAACATTATTACAAAAATCTTCTAACCTGTTCAAAAGTAGCGCTAAAACTATGCGTGTTTTTACCAATTAATTGTATAGACCATTCATTACACGCATATAAATTACCATCATCAGTAACACCATCCAAAGAAAGTCTGAATGCTCTACCATTTCTTTCTTTAAGAAAATCGTCAACTTGCAAAGCTTTGTTGTTAGAAAGATTAACAGATACACTCAAGGAAAGAGTAGTGTGATTTATTGTATATTTATTGGAGCGACCCTCGACCCCATTATCACCAAATTTGGATATACTTAGAGCGGGAACTTCTGTGATAGAATTATCCCATGCTGGCACAAGCGGAATTAAAGGAAAAGGCATGATTAGTGTTAAATTGGAAGGAGAATTAGCTGATTTATTTATAGATACTATTGACCTGGCTGTTTCTACAGTAGGAGAAGCAATACGCGCTTTAAAGGCTAATTTTAGTGGGTTTTTTGACTACCTAGAAAAATCTAGTAGCCGTGGTGTATATTATAAAGTATATGTTGGACATCAACAAGTTGGAGAAGCAGAACTTATTTGCCCAATAGCTAAAAAAATTAAATCTATTAGAATCGTGCCAATTTTTATGGGTGCTGGAGGGGAAAACACTCAGTGGTGGCAAATATTAGCTGGTATTGGATTGATTGGAGCTGCCTTCCTTCTACCAACAATAGGGTTTAAAGGAATTGGTCTTTTTGGTGGAACTATTTTTACTCCTTTGCAAATTGGGCTAATAGGAGCTGGATTACTATTAAGCGGTATTATGTCTATCTTTCAACCGCAAAAGCCACCAGACCAAGAGGAAAAACAATCTAATAGTTTTAACCCAGTAGAAAATGCAGGAGAGGGCGGAAGAATGCCAATAGTGTACGGCATTATGATGGTTGGTATAACACCTATATCTGTTAAATTAGATTCTAATGTTGTTAGTGCTTAAAATGTCAAAAAAACACAAAGAAAAACCAAAAGGATTTGCTGGATCTGGAGGAGGCAAAGGAGGTGGTAGCAGCAGAACAGAGACTCCTGTTTCAGGACGCTCTACTTCTACCGCTTATGTCTTAGGCGCAATAAGTGAAGGTGAGGTAGAAGGGCCATATAACTGGACTAAAGGTGTTTATCTTGACGAAGTTCCAATCTTAAACAGTGATAATACTAGTAATTTTAAAGAGCATGAATTTCATTTTAGAAATGGAGCACAAACTCAAGAAACAATAAATTTTAACACGGGAAACAAGACTTTTGTCCCAACAGTTATTCAAGCTAGTTTGATACCAGAAACAGCTCCAGATAATACAGAATCTAATTGGTATATATATGACAAATCTGTAAGTTTAAATTATGTAACTTTTGAAATTTTAATGTATCTTTCTAAAGAAGAATTTGATGATATTACAGTGCCAGCAATAAACTATCAAGTATTCGCTAGAAATGATAACTCTAGTAACTGGGTATTAATAACTGAAAGGCTTTTTACTGATTTTTTGATGAATCAACTTACTATATATATAACACACGCGCAAAAACAACTTTTTCTTTAAACTTTTTAGCTGATTTAGGCAGACCTAGTAATTACTTTCAAATTAAATTAAAAAAAATACCTATACCAAACTCACTCGCTGGGTTAACACAAGCATTTAGTAATATAATGTTGTATAGTTTTACCGGAGCTGCTGGAGGATCTGATAATGCAATTAATAATGAAATTCCAGTACAAACAGAAGTAAAAAATAATTTAGAAATTACTAGGCAATTTACTAGTCTTACAGCTAATGCAGTAAAAGTCAAACTTGCATTTGTTT